TATTTGTACCTAAATCATCTGGTACAGTTGTTCCTAATGGAGCAAGCATGGGCGGCGGTAATGCACAAGTAACTAACAACTATATTACAAATAATATTAATGCAGTTGACGCTAAGAGTGTTGCTGAACTATTTGTTCAAAATCGCAAAACACTATTAGGTGCTACAATGATGGCACGAAAAGAAATGCCATACGGTATGGCTTAAGGAAATATTATGTCTGGATTACAAACAATTATAGATAAATGTAATGGCATTACAATCAATCGTAGAAAAGTTGTTGGTGTGCAAATTACAAACAACCAAATACCAAGAACTGCTCTTACGCCAACTAAACAACCTTGGCGTTTTACTTTAGATATGCCTGGTAGTTTACGCTATAGCGCAGCACGAACATTAATAGAAACATTAGACACACTTGACAGACTAACTCCTCAAATAGTTACATTTAGTAATAATGCTTGCTTAAGTTGGATCTTTCGCTATCAAGGATCATTGAATTCTACACAACTTGGTCAATTGCGTGTTGATTCTTTTATTGGCAATCAATTAGTACTAACTAACTTGCCAGCAATATCATCAACAAGAGTTATGTTTGAGCCAAATGATTTGATACAAATTGCAGGTACTTTAGGTACTAATCCTTATCCTTTTACTTCTACTACTCAAGTTACTAGAGGTACAGGAACAACTATAACCATTACAACAAATAGACCAAATATTTTAACACCAAGTGTAGTAGCAAGTCCAATCATAGTAGGTAATCAATGTCAGTTTAGACTATTCTGCCCTAACATGCCTACTTATAAATTAGTACCTGGTGGTTATTTAAGGAACACCTCAGGAGTTACAATAAACAATGCTTTGATAGAATTTTCAGACGCATTTGAACTATATGAATTTGTAGGTGGTGCATAATATGCAGATTATACCAGAAGTAGATAATACAACTACGATTACAACAGCAGAGTTTGTTAAACTTACTATTTTTAACGACTATTCTAATATTGCTAATACCAATGTATATACCTTTTCTAGTTCATATCAAAGTGAAGTTATTGATGGTGTAACATACTCTGCTCTTGGTGGACTATTACAAGTTGGTGCACAGAATAGAGATTTGCGAGTAACCGCAGGTGACACTACGATAGCATTGTCTGGTGTATCTGGTAATAACATTTCTGTTGTACTAGGAAACAAAATAAGAGGTAGTGAAGTAGAAGTTATCAGAGGCTTTTATGACGCTAACATGGTATTACAAAATACTTATCCTCGCTTTACTGGTATCGTTACTAACTATAACATATCACAAGATCGTGAGGGTGTAGATGATAACTTTACAGTAGGCATTTCTGCGTCAAGTTATAAAACAGTTTTACAAAATCGTATTGCTGGTAGAAAAACAAACAAAGAAAGTTGGCAGTTTTTTAATAACACTGATACTAGCATGAATCAAGTATATTCTATTGCTGGTGTATCGTTTGACTTTGGTATGCCTGCTACAGGTAATTCAGTTGTCCCAGGTACTTATTCAGGTGGTGCTGATTCTAATTTTAATGGCGGAGACTCGTTCTACGAGTATTAACAAATGAACACAAGATTAGCAAATAAATTTGATGTAAATGATATTTTAAGAATGCTTGGTACTTTTATTGATACAGTACAATTGCCAGGTAATACTTTGAAAAATCCAGACTTTAATTATTTTAATAAATTATACCATCACATAATCATAGGTGGTGGATTAGCAGTTGTTGCTGAAAGTGATAACAAAGTAGTAGGAATGTTAATTGGAATAAAAGACCAAAACATTTTAAGTCCAAACGATATTACATTACGAGAAATGATATTTTGGATTGATCCTGATTATCAAAAAACACGAGCAGGTTATAAATTGTTAAAAACTTATATCAGTGAAGCAGAAAAGTTACGCGAACAAGATATTATAAAAGTATATACTATGACCAATACTGAAAACTTAGAGAACATTAATTATGAACGCTTTGGTTTTAGAAAAATAGAAGAAACTTACGCGATAGGATTATAATAATGGCCTTATTTACAGCAGCAGTAACAGCAGTAACAACAGCAATAAAAGCACTTACACTTAAAGCAGTGGTAGTAGGTGCGGCTAAATTTATTGGAACAACATTATTAGCCTCAGGTGTTTCTCGTTTAATGGCAAAGCGCCAATTAAAATCAGCATCATCAGGTGGATTTGGTGGAGGTAGAATACAATTACCTCCAGCAACAGACAATAAAATACCCGTAATATATGGATCAGCATTTGTTGGTGGTCCAGTTATTGACGCAAAAATATCTACTGATCAAAAAACAATGTGGTATGTTATTGCGTTAGCAGAACACACTGACAGTACAGTAGGAAGTGGTTATACATTTGGTGTTGAAACTTATTATGATGGTAAGTTGGTAAATTTTGGAGTAGGTGCTGCGGTTGCAAGTTTACAAAATAATAACGAAGGTACTCCACAAGTAGATACTAAAGTTGCTGGTAACTTATTCATTTACTTTTTTAATAATGGTAGTTCATCTGGTGTTAACACTGGTGGACAAACTGCTATACAAATTCTTTCTGACGCATCAATACCAGTAGCACAAAGATGGACTGCTACTGACACCATGACTAACTGCGCGTTTGCTATTGTTAAAGTAATTTATAACGCAGACGCAGGTACAACTAATCTTGGATCATTAACAGTACGACTAGTAAACAATCTTACAAAGCCCGGCGAAGTGCTAAAAGACTATATGCTTAACACAAGATATGGTTGTGCTATTCCTTTATCTAGAATTGACACAGATTCATTAGATGACTTAGACGATTACTCTGACGAACTTATTACATATGTTCCAGTTGGTGGCGGAAGTGCCACACAGCCTAGATATAGAATTAATGGACCAATAGATACAGCAAACGATTGCTTAACTAACTTACAAATATTAGTAGATGGTTGTGACTCTTGGTTACAGTACAGTGAAATGACTGGTAAATGGAAAGTTGTAATCAATCAAAGTTACCTTGACTATACTACATTCAATGATTTATTTGTTGTAAGTGACAGCAACTTAATAAGTGGTATTCAAATCAATCCAATTGACTTAAATCAAACTTACAATGAATTAGAAGTTGCTTATCCTAATTTTTACATAAAAGATCAAACTGATTATCAAACAATAAAACTATCTGATTATTTGCCCGGTATCATGTCACCTAATGAGGCAGTAAACAGACTTAACATAGATTTGCCGGTAGTTAACGAAGCCATACAAGCAAAATATATTGGCTTGCGTAGACTATTAGAATCACGCGAAGATTTAACTATATCATTTCAAATGGATTACTCTGGTATCCAAATAGAAGCAGGTGATGTAATAAGAGTTAACAGTACTGTATATGGTTGGACTGACAAACTGTTTAGAGTTGCTAATGTTGCTGAAGAGAAATATCCTGATGGTACATTAGGTTCAAGTGTACAAGCATTTGAATATAACGATACCATTTATGCTGATAATTCAATACAAGACTTTATACCAGCATTCAACACAGGATTAACTGATCCAAATATTCTAAGTCAGCCAGGTACACCTGTATTTACAATAAATCCTCCCGCTGAAGGTGAAGTACAATCGTTTAATGTAACTTCAACAGTATCAACTACCGGTACAGTTTTGTATATGGATTTTAACTATGGCGCAACTAGTAATGTTGCTACACATAGACTTTATAGAACAGTTAGTAAAAGTGATGGAACACCTTTTACCGCTGGAGACACAGTTAGAATTGATGTAAATGATGCTGGTCCAGCAACTTATTATGCGTCAGTTACTGGAAGAAATGATCAGGTAGGTGTATCATCTAACGCATCTAATGCTTTTGTTTGGGGAGGAATGAATTTAACTGAAGCAAATACTTGGCCCGGATGTAATGCTAACAGTTCAGGAACATTAGTTACTCTCAACTCTATATCTAATTTATCCCTATCAGTTGGTGGTATTGTTACAATTACTTCTGGTACTGGTACGCTAGCAGCAAATACTGTAGTTGCTAATGTTGTTTCTAATACACAATTTAATTTAAGTGCAGTGCCTACGGTAGCATTGTCTAACGCTTGTATTGCAATTACAGCAGGCGGTATTACTGGTAATAATATACAAGCCAATACAGTAACATTTACGAATTTAGCACCAGCAGCAACTGGAGAACCTCTTGGTGGTTATCAATGGTCAGCAGCAGTAGGTTTAGGGAACACAGCGGTAACTATACCAACTAGAAATATAACAAGTTTTGGTAGTAACATTGCTAACGCTAACTTTGATGCAATTTATAGTAATACTGGCTTTACACAACCTGTTTATATTTCTAATGTTTATAGCGGTGGTGGTGGATATTATCCTTTCTATCAAGGTACTTCTAATGTAGCAGATTTTTATCAAGCAAACAGTACGGGTAGTTTACAACCAGCAGGCGCAGATTTGTTATACTTAGTTAATGGTGACATTAACTGGTGGGTAACAGCATATGATAAGAATAGTTCTAATGTAAGTTTTGGATTTAATGAAAAAATTGAATACACTACCCAAGTAGTAACAGATACCGACACTGTTGTACAATTTATGCCTTTTGTTACAACTAGTACATTTGATCCTGATGAATTTATCGCAGATACAGAAACTATGTATACTTATCCATTAGCCGCTAATGTACCAACTAGAGTTGAATTTGGTGCTACTTATTTGGGTTCTAATAGTTTTTCAATAACAGGCGGCGGAGTAGTAATGCGTTTATTGTCATCTGGTAATGTTACTATGGTAAACGGTACTTTGGTCTTATCTAAAACAAAATGATTGTTAGGGATGATTTATGAAAATAATTAATATAGAAAAAAATATTATAATGTCAATTTTTAATATGATTGATCGTGGTGATATTAA